CCCCGAAGAAGGTTGAGATCGAGCAGTTAACTTTCGAGCAACGCCTGTTGCGCATCACGGTCGGCAAGGAGGGGGATTGAACCCGGAAGACGCCCCACCCGTTGTAGACGATCAGATGCCGGAGTTAACCCCGGAGGAGCACGACGCCCTCCTGGGTCTCTACGCCAGCGACTTCACCTTTTTCGCGCCGAAGATCCTCAAGGTCTTGTCCATGGAAGGCAAGATCGCCCCGTTTGAGTTCAACCGCCCACAGCAAATCCTGCACCAGATCGTTTCCCACATCGAGCAGTCCGGCCGGCTGGTGCGCCTTGTTGCCCTCAAGGCCCGCCGGATGGGCTTCTCGACCTACTTCTCCGGCCGCTACTACCACAAGACCTCCTGGAACTTTAACCGCCTCGCCGTCCAGGTCACGCACGAACCGGAAGCGACCGACGTGCTGTTCAAGATGGTCAAGCGGTTCTACAACTTCACGCCCAAGTGGCTGCGCCCGGAGACGCGGTACAACAACACCAAGCTGCTGGAGTTCAACAACAAGGAAGGCAAGGGTCTTGGCAGCGGCTTTCGTGTGGCCACGGCCGAGAAGGAAGACTTCGGTTCCGGCCAGTTGATCCACTACTTCCATGCCAGCGAAATCTCCAAATGGCCACCGGAATCCACCGAGTCGCTGCTTGACGCCATCCTGCAGTGCGTTCCCGACGACCCGGGAACCGAAGTGGTGTTCGAGTCCACGGCCAAGGGTGTTGGCGGCGCGTTCTACGATCAGTTCTGGAACGCCCGCTATCGCGCGTGGGTCAAGCGCCTGGATGAAAACGGCGATCCCGTCATTGAAGAGACGATCAACGAGAGCGCCGACGAGAACAACGTCTTCACCTCCGTTTTCCTGCCGTGGTTCGTGTTCGAAAAGTACCGCATGCCGGTGCCCAAGGACTTCGAGTTAACGCGGGAAGAGATCGATCTGAAGGAAACCTACGGGATCGACGACGAGCAGGTTTACTGGCGTCGTTTCACCCTGGCGAACAAATGCCGCGGGCGCATCGAAACCTTCTGGCAGGAATACCCGGCCACTCCTCACGAGGCGTTTGTCGCTTCGGGCCGCCCGGTTTTCGACAATATCAAACTGCTCAAGCTCAAGGAGGCCGCAACGCCTCCCATCGCCCGTTACGAGTGCCTTATCGGCCTGCAGCAATGGATTTCCAAGGACGACGGCCGGCTGCGGGTGTGGCAAGAGCCGAAGCCCGGGCAAGCCTACATCATTTCCGCCGACGTGGCTGAGGGTTTGACCGAGGGCGACTTTTCCAGTGCCGATGTCATCAACCACCGTACCGGCGATCAGGTGGCCCAATGGCACGGCAAGATTGACCCCGACGAGTACGGCGTGCTGCTGATGGCCCTTGGCCGGCGCTACAACGAGGCCATGCTTGGCGTGGAGCGCAACAACCACGGCCTGACCGTGGTGACCGTGTTGGTCAACGAGGGCTATCCCAACGTCTATGCCGAAATGGTGCCGGAGCCGCCGGGCAAGCCCCGCAAGCGTTACGGCTGGGTGACCAACAGCGCCACCCGCCCGCTTATCATCGACAACCTGGTCAAGGAGGTGCGCGAGGATTGCCACGGCATTCGCTGCGCCGAGACCTTCGAGGAGATGATGGGCTTCAAGATTCAGAACAACGGCAAGATGGAGGCGGATCGCGGCTGGCACGACGACCGGGTGATGAGCATGGCGATAGGCAAGCATCTGCGCCAGGCGCTTCCCCTGCCCTCCATGGGCCTGCCGGGCCATATCAAGAAACGCGGCAAGCGCAAGAAGCGTAAGCCGCCGACGAAAGGATGGACGTGATGAGAACCTTCGGAACCGGCGCCACCCGCGACAGCGACGAAGACAAGCTCGATTTCGAGGGGTTCCTGTCGCCTGCCGTGTTAACGCGCTACGCGGAATACCTGCACAAGCACCGCAAGCAGGCGGACGGCAACCTGCGTGCTTCCGACAACTGGCAACAGGGCATCCCCCTTGATGTCTACATGAAGAGCGGTTTTCGGCATTTCATGGACTGGTGGACAAGGCACCGGAGCGACGAGGGCGGTGAAGAGACGGAAGAAGCTCTGTGCGCCCTGATGTTCAACGCCATGGGGTATTTGCACGAACTGCTCAAGGCCCATTAACTTCCTGGTTGACTTTTTCAAACTTCTGTGTTGCAATAATTCACGATGAGTGTAAACTATGATTCGAGCCAACAGGTTAACGCGGGAAGAAAAGCATGAAATAGCGCAGGTTCTCAAGCGTTTTCGCCTGTTGCCGCCCGTGCCTTGCCAGATCGTCCTCCATTGCGTTGACGGGACGGTCCAGGCCGTTGAATACCAAGGATTGAAGCTGAAGTAACTTGCAGCAGGGTCGATGTTGGTTTCGCGCTTGGGCTCATATCCCTTGCTACGCCGGTTCGATTCCGGCCCCTGCCCCCAGCAAAAACCACAGGAAGGGGAGGGGCACCCTGAAGGCTTGGGTGGCCTGGTGACGATCAGGTTGGTGGCGCCGCCCTCCTCCCCGATGCGATGAAAAAATAGTTGCCCGTCGCAAGACGGAACGTAGCCGTCAGCGGTTATGAGGCCCCGCAGCCAGGAGGGGCGAAGGACGGAGACCTGGCGACAAAAACATAAATCACATTCGGTAAATTTCGCCCTCTTCCAAGAGGTAAATGAAGCCCGGATGACGAGAAAGCACACCGCTTTCCGTTGTCCGGGCTTTTTCTTTTTCAGGGGCTTTATGCAGGCACTCCAGATCGGCAGCAGCACCCCGCAGAACTCGGCCCTCTACCCAGACCAGGTAGTGAATGGCCTCTCTGCCGCCGACCGCGCCACCCTGGACCGCGCCCGCAACCCTCAGCCGACCCCTGTAATCTCGGCCCTGTCCGGCTACATCAACAAGTGCTGGCAGGCCGCCAAGCAGGCCAAGCAGCCCATCGAGCGGCAGATGCTCAAGAACCTGCGGCAACGCAACGGCGTCTATGAGGCCGACAAGCTGGCCGCCATCAGGCAGATGGGCGGCAGCGAAGCCTACGTCTTGCTGACGGCCACCAAGTGCCGTGCCGCCATTGCCTGGATCAACGACGTGCTGCGCCCTGTCGGGGAGCGGCTGTTTTCGCTGGAGCCGACCCCGGAAGCCGACCTCCCCCCCGAGCTGGAGGCCGAAATACGCGATGAGGTCAAGGCCGTGTTTCATGAGGTCCTGGCCCAGACCCAACAGGTCGGCCAGGTCGTCAATCTCACCGAACTGCGTGACGAGATTCGCAAATACGCCGACGGCCGCCACGACGAGGAGCGCAAGGCAATCCAGGAGGAGGCCAAGAAGCGGGCCGAGCGCATGGCCCAGCGTATCGACGACCAGCTCGCCGAGGGTGGCTGGCATGAAGCCTTCTGGCAGGTTGTCGACGACCTGGTGACCCTCAAGGCCGGCATCCTCAAGGGGCCAGTTGTGCGGCGCCGGAAGTCCCAAAAGTGGGTTCAGGGGGCGGCCAGATGGGAAGTTAACACGGTCGATACCCTTGTTCCCGAGTTTGAGCGTGTATCCCCCTTCGACCTCTACCCGGCCCCGGACAGCCGCCACCCCGACGACGGCTATCTTATCGAGCGCGTGCCGCTGACGCGGGCCGACCTGGTGGCGATGATTGGCGTGCCGGGCTACTCCGAAGAGAACATTCGGGCGGCGTTGCGCGACTACGGCCCGGGCGGCAAGCGCGAGCAGCTGCCCATCGACGCCGAGCGAGCCATGCTGGAGTTCGGTTCCACCGACAGCCTGTGGCGTAGCGAGAAGATCGAGGCCCTGGAGTTCTGGGGATCGGTTCCCGGAAAGATGCTTCTCGATTGGGGTATGGGCGGCGACATTGACTCCGATCTGGAATACGAGATCGGCGCCCTCCAGGTGGGCCACTACACGGTCAAGGCGATCATCAACCCCGACCGCTTGGGCCGCAAGCCCTATTCGGTGGACAGCTTCGAGCGGGTGCCGGGTTCCTTCTGGGGCAAGGGCGTACCCGAGCTGATGTCCGACATTCAGGACGTGTGCAATGCGGTGGCCCGCGCCATCGTCAACAACGCCGGCCTCGCCAGCGGCCCGCAGGTGGAAGTTAACTCCGACCGCTGCAACGACAGCGAGGAAATCTGGCCCTGGAAGATTTGGCCGGTCAGCAACAATCAGATGAGCGAGCAGCCGGCGGTGCGCTTCAACCAGCCGACGTGCGTGGTTGGCCCTCTACTGTCCGTTTATCAGTTCTTCGAGACCATGGCCGAAGACCAGACTGGCATCCCCCGCTGGGCGCACGGCAACTCCAACTTGGGCGGCGCAGGCGGCACGGCGAGCGGCCTGTCCATGCTGATGACCAACGCCTCCCGGAACATCAAGGAGGTCGTGGCCCATATCGACAACGTAGTGGCCGCCG